GAGAACAAAAAATTATTGATTATTTGGACAATAATAATATTAAATATACATTTCAAAAAACATATAATGATTTAAGAGGTATCAATGGTGGGTTATTGTCATATGACGTATATTTGGATGATTATAATTGTTTAATTGAATACCAAGGTCATTTTCACGATGGTACTGCGTTTAAAGAATATGATGAAAAATTTGAACGTCAACAAGAACATGATAGACGAAAACGAGAATATGCAAAATCTCATGGAATAAATTTGTTAGAAATTTGGTATTGGGATTTTGATAATATTGAAAATATATTAATAGACTACTTAAATTTACATAATGAAAATGTCGGTTAAAACTAAATATTATGCAAGTAGGGTGTTCTACCCTACTTCTATGGGGATGTAGCTCAGTTGGTAGAGCGCACGACTGTTAATCGTTAGGTCATAGGTTCAAGCCCTATCTTCCCCGTTCCTTGCTTTATGGTAAAGCAAGAATCTTATGATGTTTGCAAACTCAGATATGTAAACTAGGCTTTTCGGAATGACTGCGTCCGTAGCTGAAATTGAATCAGTAGTCATTAAAGCAAACAATGATTTAGCGGTTTATCCTATTTACCGTGAATACAAATTATAGGTGGTGTACGCAGCCATAAATGCGAATGTTAATGCCGAGTCAGAGAACTTGACAGTCTTAGAACTGAAAACTCCTATCGCTAGTAATCATTGGCGGTTTGTATATAAAAAAATCAATGTCCAAATATCGAAATATGTCAGAAATGGCATCTTGTAACGATACTCGTTGCAAGTTCTAAACAGCCCTTTTCGAGGCACATTGATAAAAAAATTACTCTTCTATCCTAGTGTAGACAGAGCTGAGATTTCGTCGATTTGACGTTTTCGTAAAAGAACCTGACACGCCTCTCGGTGATGCGTACCACGTTAGGTCGTCAAAACATAGCTCTTTACGAGCAGTATAACAGAGCCGATAGGGCATGTATAATTAGGGAGCATGGTTAGAACAAGATCTCAGACCTAAATAACTGGTTGTGTACAGACCAAAAGAAATTAGTTAGTGCTTTATATTTCTTATATTTTAATATAGCTGGTGGCAGGTCAGATATCTGGGGGAGTCTCATAAACTCTCATAAGTTGGCGCAACTCCAACACGAAGCAATCAACTAATGAAGATATTAGTTGTCCCCTTTGTACGGATAGACATATAAGAGGTGTTGAAATACACACCTCTAAACATCTATTAATATTAAGGAGAGAGAATATGAATTTAAATAATGGTTATATAGAAATTTACATGCCGCAACATCCAAATGCAAGATCTAATGGAACAATATTAGAACATAGACTTGTCGCAGAAAAGAAACTTGGAAGATATTTAAAACCAGAAGAAACAGTGCATCATTCGGATGAAAATAGAACCAACAATGATCCTGATAATTTAATTGTTTTTAGAACAATTGCAGATCATACCAGATTTCATAAAATTGGTGTTATGAAAGATATGGGTGATGGTACATATATTTGTCCAGTACAAGAATCTGAAATTAAAAAATGTAAATATTGTGGTAATTATTATATTTATGATAGACTTAATAAGAGAAATAAATATTGTTCTTGGGAGTGTTATTTAAAAAATAAAGATGATGCATTTGAAAAAAGTGTAAAAAATAATAAAATACCAACAAAAGAAACTTTGGATTTTTTAATACATAATATGAGCTTTGTAAAAATAGGTGAAATGTATCATGTTTCAGATAACGCAGTAAGAAAATGGTGTAAAGTATATAACTTGCCATATAAAAAGAAAGATATTAAAAATATTACGGAAACTAATTAATTTTATATTAATAGTACATACAAAAAAATAGCAGTATAACTTTGCGGAGTTATAGCACATGAAGACCTGTGCATGGTGGTAGGAAATGACCACCTTTTTTCAAAGACACGAGCAGCAAAATTTGAATTAATAAATCTTTGCAATAGATAGAGGAATGAAGGTATATGTTTTTATGTATACAGTTTTTAGAAATCGTGTCTTGTCTATGGCTCTATAGAATAATGGTTATTTCATCTGCCTGTCACGCAGAAAACCTCGGATCGTAACCGAGTAGAGTCGTTATTAATCTCCCACTGAGGAGAAATATATAAATGAAAAGAGGAAAATTTTAAATGTTATTAATAACAAAAGAAGTAGCTCATAAGCTACACAATGAATATGGAGTTAAGTGGAAAGATAATGGAATTTCAGCTTCTACTACAGCACATAAGAAATATTATTTGTGCGAATCGGAATATAATCTAAGATGTTTATTAAAAGTTGCTCCAAGTGAAAAGGTAGAGCAATTATTAAAAAGCGTCAGAGAGCAAAAGAAATTTGCTAATCAATATTAAATAGAAATTAGATTACAAGGAAGCTAAAATAATATGAAAGTGAGGAATCACTTTGGGCAAAAAATTAAAAGATAAAGAAATCAAGATTTCATTTATTGACGAGCCAGCTGCAGAAGATGTAACTGGTTCATTACTTTATATATCCACACCAAACCACAATATCTGTGTGGATGTAGGATTGCATCAGACAAATGATAAATATGAAGATTTTCTAGTAAATAATAGAAAATTAAAAGAGATTAAACCTAAAAATGTAGATTTAATATTTATAACGCATAATCATGGAGATCATGCATTTTTATTACCTAAATTTTATAAGAATGGTTGTGAAGCAGCAACTATAATATCAAGCGGTTCTTTAGGAGCATTAAAAACGATGTTACAAGACTGCGCTTATATTAACGAAAGAGATATTTTAGTTATAAATAATCAACACAATAAAAACTATAAACCATTATATACCATAGAAGATGTTGACAAAACATTTGAATATGTATTAGAAAAACCAATGAATACCAAAATAGACGTTGATGAAGAACTTAGTTTTAAATTAGTTCCATCAGGTCATTTATTGGGTGGATGTCAAGTTATTTTATATATTACTATAAATGGTTTAACAAAAAAGATTTGTGTTAGTGGAGATTTAGGAAATAATGAAATAAAAAATCATTTTGTAGGAACTTTTGAACCAATTAAAAATTGTGATGTTTTTATAGGCGAAGGCACATATGGAGATAGACCAGATCTTAAGACAGGTATAAAAGAAAGAGAAAATGATTTAAAGAAAATGAAATCTATTATTGATACTCAAGTTAAAGAAATGAATGGCAGAGTATTGATTCCTACGTTTGCGCAAAGCAGATGCCAGCAATTGGCTTTAATGATTTATGAATTATACAAAGACAGCGAATGGCAGCCTAAAGTTTACATAGATTCACCTTTAGCAATTTCTATTTTTAAAGAATATGAAAGTGTTTTAGAGGATGAAGAAAAAGAACTTTTTGATGAATTATTACAATGGGATAAATTAATTTTTGTTAAAGAATCCGAAGATAGTAAAGCTTTAGTTACGAGTAAAGAAGCTTGCGTAGTTATTTCAACTAGCGGTATGTGTCAAGTCGGAAGGGTAAGACATCATATAAAAGCTTTAGTAGGAAATCCTAATGCTACAATTTTATTTGTAGGATTTTCAACAGAAGGAAGTTTGGCAAGTTTATTAAAAGATAATAAAAGAAAAACAATTAATATTGATACAAAAGAATATCCATGTAGATGTGCTAGTTATTCACTTAAAAGTATGTCAGGGCATATGCCATTTACCCAATTGATTGATTATTACTCTTCTATTAATTGTAATAAAATAATTTTACATCATGGTAGTAATGCTGCAAAAGAAAATTTAAGTAAAGCATTGAAGAAAGAGCTTGAGAAGAAATGTAAAACCACTAGGGTTGTAATTGCGAACTCTAGTTTAAAATTTAATATATAAAAATATGAATCGAAACAACTCGATTAGGATTTAAAAGGAGACAAAATAAAAATATGGAGATATTATTACCATCAATTTTAACAGGGTTAGAAAGTGATAAATATATTTCACCTGAAGAATTTACGTACTGGAAAGCTCGTGAGAATAGAACTTTTTATATTGATTACGAAATAGACGAAGCGTATTCATTAATTGAGCTTGGAAAAATAATTATCCAGATGAATATGGAAGAAAAGGATATTCCAAAAGACGAATTAAAACCTATTTATTTATTCATCCATTCATATGGTGGAGATTTAGAACAATCCCTGATGTTCTGTGATCTTTTGATAAGTAGCAGAATACCTATTATCACTGTTGCTATGGGTGTAGCAATGTCTTGTGGTTTTTTGATATTTTTGGCAGGTGATAAAAAATATGCTTTTAAGCATAGTCAATTATTAGCGCATTCTGGATCAGCTGGATTTCAAGGTACAGCCGAACAGATTGAAGAAGCACAGAAAAATTATAAGAAACAGCTTGGACAGATGAAAGAATATATTTTATCTAGAACCGAGATTCCAGAAAGAATATTCAATAAGAATAAATCGAAAGATTGGTACTTAACTGTAGAAGAATTAACAGAATACAAGGTCGCAGATAAAATCATAGAGAATTTTGATGATATTTTAAACTAATTAAATTTAAACATAATAAAAAGGTTAAGGATTACAAGGAGAAACAAAAATGATTGAAATAAAAAAGACAGTAAAATGGGACGGTAAATTAAAAGGACTTCATTTTGAAGGAAACGAGCTTATTGATGAAAATGGAGAAATCATCAATTTGAATGAATATATGAAAGCAGCATATTCAGACAAATGTTTTGATGTGTCTGTTACTGCAAAAGAAGAAGAAATTTTATCTGTTGAAATTGAAGACGCAGAAGAAGATTCTGATGAAGAGTAAGTTACTCTTCTATTTCGAATAAGGAGGCGGTGTGAGTGAATACTTGCATCGTCTTTTTAATAATTTTTATGATTTAAAGGAGAAAAATTAATGATAGAGATTAAAAAACTCCCAGAAGAGACAGAAGAACAATTTTTATGGAAAGTTGGACAATTAGTTGATTCTGGACAAGTTGAAAGTTGGGATTCTATTAATGATGTAGTGAATAAAGAAATTCTTGGAGATGACGAAACAACATATCGTACAGAGTCGGCTTGGCGTAAACGTTATCAGGCTGCGAAGAAATTCCACGAGAATTGTTTTTCTAAGATGGTTAATGAAGAATATCACGATCAAGTAAAAGAAATGAATCGTGAATTAGCACGTAATACTATAAAATATCGTGATGAAAGACGTTCATGGAACAGACAAAACTATGTGGATGCACGTTTTGATGAAGTAATGGATCTTATTGAAGAAAGATTAGATAATTTTGCAAAAGTAGATTTTGAACCACATCCTACTCCTATTGTAGATGGTAATAATTCTATGATTGTTTGTTTATCTGACTTGCATATCGGACAATGTTTTTCTTCGTTTTTTGGAGAATTTAATTCTGATATTGCCAAGGATAGATTAAAAAAATATATGGTAGAATTGCTTGATATTGCAGAGTCGAACAAGGTAAGTAAAGTATATGTATGTATGCTTGGTGACAATATATCTAATTCTTTACATAAGACTATTGAAGTAAGCAACAAAGAAAACGTTATAGATCAATTAAAGCTTAGTATTGAATATATTAGTTCATTTTGTTATGAATTGACAAAACATTTTGAGCATGTATATTTAGCATCTGCTAGTGGAAATCATAGTAGATTACAAGCTAAGGATTTGGCGCAGCACAGTGAAAGACTTGATGCGTTTATTGCGTGGGATGTATGTAGAACTCTTGAAAACCAAGAGAATTTTCATTCCTTATTACAAGGAAGTATTGATGATGGCATTGCTGAAATTAATATTGATGGCAAGTCATATATTTTAATTCATGGCGATTTCGACAATACAAATAAACAAGGATATTTAACTTTATCGGATATGGCGGGATTCTTTCCAGATTATATCCTGTGTGGTCACAAACATTTTTGTTCTTATGATCAAAGCACTAAATTCATTCAAAGTGGTTCATTGTCAGGAAGTGGCTGTGATTATACTATTGAACGCAGATTAAAAGGATGTGCTTCTCAAATGACATGTATTTGTAATGACAAAGGTATCAAAGGTGTATATCCTATTATGTTAAGTTAACAACGATTGAAAACTCAAGATGCAAGTTTTGTAAGTGGTGTAAGCTAGTCACTTCGTCACTGATTTTTATAGTATCTAATAGACTATGATCTATCTACCAAGCGTAGAAAAGAAATCCTACTTTCGTATTGCGATTGTGGGCTTTTGTAATGCAAACAATACGTATAAAGAAAGGGATAATATTAAAAATGAAAAATTATGAAAAACCAATTGTTTTAATCAATGAAGAGTTATCAGAAGGTGTATATGCAGCAAGTGGTGCAGGAAGACCAGGATGTGACAGCCAATATATGAGTGGTGTATGGCAGCCATATACAGGTGGATGGGATAAAACTGTTAAAAAGTTTTACGGATGTATAGGATGCCCTGCTTACAGAAATGGCGAAATAAAAGGATGTGCATTATTGGTAGATCAGGCTTATTTAGACGGTGCAACAAGTTATGATATTGACGCAGGTAATAGAATGCCTGAATGGGAGCGCAGAGAATATTCAGCTGGTCATATGGTAAATGATGTAAATGGTTTGCCATATTAAACAATATATGATTTGATATTATAAAAAATATAAAGTGGCAATGACTGAACCCACGTTAGGCTGACGACTGCCAAGAGAAGTGTCGAGAGGTCAAAGTTTGAGTAAAAGGAAAAGATAATAGATAAAATAAAGGGGGGACTTATGAATACAGGTGCAATACTTTCAAAGATAGATGTACGAGATTATAAAGGAGTATGTTGTGCATCAGTAGCAGAATTCCCAGAGGAATATGAATTACCGATAGTAAGGATTAAATATCAAGGACATGTTGGGTCGTGTGTTGCGCATGCTCTCTCATCGGTCATAGAGTATTATAATTATATACAATATGGTGTTAAGAATGAAATGAGTGCAGGATATATTTATGGAAATAGAGAGAATTCTGAGCACAAAGGTGAAGGAATGATTGTCAGAGATGCTATAGCTGCAGTATGTCAGTATGGCGATGTTGAAGAAGAAGATTTTCCTTACAATATAGAAACACCAGAGGTTATAAATAAATTTTTAGAAGCGAGTAGTGAATTACATTTAAAAGCATATCCTAATAGATTTAGTACTTATTTTAGACTAAACTCTATTAATGATATAAAAGCAGCCTTGATTTCCAA